CTTTAGGCAGATTAGGACTTGGCTTATCTAAAGCAGAATTATCTACATTGTCATTTACTGAGGTGCAAGCAAAACTTGCAGAATTGTATGGTGGCGCAGCTGCTACAAACGCAGAAACCTTTCAAGGCAAGATTGATCGCTTGACTGTTGCATTTGATGAGGCTAAAGAAAGTCTAGGATCTGCATTGTTGCCATTTGTCGAGCAATTTATCACCTTCTTGAACGACAAAGGCATTCCAACATTAAATGGATTTATTGCGGGACTTACAGGGGATGCAGGATTAAATGCAGCTTTAACACAAACTCAACAAGGTGCTGCAAGTTTTGGCAGGACTATTGCAAGTATTTCAGGCATCATTTCAGGATTTATTACATTCTTAAGAGAAGCAATTGGCTTAGTTGTATCACTTGCCAATGAACTAATCCGCGCAGTTAATATAATTCCCGGAGTTAATATCGGTGCATTACCTAACCCAGCACCATCAGCAGGTAGATCATCATTGCCATCAGTTCCAAAAACAAGTAGTAGTTTTGGCGGTGGCGGTATGGGTCAAGTTACAAACATAACTGTTAATGCTATTGATGGCGAAGGTGCTGCAAGAGCTGTGGCTAAAGTAGTCAATCAAAGCGCAGCCCGATCAACTCCAGCATTGAGTTATCAAGCAATTAAGGCAGCAGCAGGATAATGACTGCTTGGTCGCCCGATTGGAAATTAACTGTCGCTGGTGTGGATTATACTGATATAGCAATAAGCGACATTCAGCATCAAGCTGGTCGTGATGATATTTATCAGCAACCAAATCCGTCTTACATGCAAATTACATTGGTTGCTTTATCTAATCAAACTTTACCATTTGATCTTAATGACAGTTTGAATTTGCAAGTCAAAGACACAGCAGGTGCGTATGTTAATTTATTTGGTGGAGATATAACTGATCTAACTGTTAGCGTTGGCGCAACTGGTGGGATTGCAAGTGTTGTTGAATACACAGTCCTTGCAATGGGATCACTTGTTAAGTTAGCAAAAGAATTATATTTAGGCACAATTTCACAGGATGAGGATGGCAATCAGATTTATGACCTATTGTCTAGCGTATTGCTTGGAACTTGGAATGATGTGCCAGCAGCTACAACTTGGTCAGGTTATGATGCAACTGAAACATGGGCTAATGCGCTAAATTTAGGACTTGGCGAAATTGATACTCCGGGCTTATACACAATGGAAAACAGAGCAGCCGAAGCAGATACTATTTACAACATTGCAAGCCTTATTGCAAACTCAGCATTTGGATATTTATATGAGGACAATGAAGGAAACATTGGATATGCCGATGCCGATCACAGACAAACTTATCTTTTAGCCAATGGCTATGTTGATCTAGATGCTAGACACGCTTTAAGTCAAGGACTTAGCACAATTACCCGATCAGGTGATATTCGAAATGACATTGTTATCAATTATGGAAACAATTTTGGATCTCAGAAAACTGCAACCTCAGCAAGTTCAATTGCAACTTATGGTTACAAAGCCGAAAGCCTAAATACAGTCCTTCACTCAGCTGTGGATGCTCAAGCTGTGGCAGATCGCTATATTGCTCAAAGAGCATTCCCACAACCAGCATTCCAGAGCATTACCTTCCCAATTACAAATCCAGAGATTGATAATAGTGATCGGGATAATCTGCTTGGCGTATTCATGGGGCAACCTCTAAACATGCAAAACCTACCTACACAAATCTCAAGCGGTGAGTTTGAAGGATATGTTGAAGGCTGGTCATGGAGCACCAGATTTAACGAATTATTCCTGACAATTAACTTGTCGCCTGTGGCGTTTAGTCAAGTCGCAATGCGTTGGAATACGACACCAATTACAGAAGCATGGAACACTTTAAGCCCAACTTTAACATGGGAATACGCTACAATCGTAGCCTGAGATAAAGGACAATATGGCAACCACTACCAATTATAGCTGGAGCACTCCAGACGATACCGCGCTGGTCAAGGATGGCGCAGCAGCAATTCGCTCACTCGGAACTGCAATTGATACCACAGTATTTACAAATGCTGGAGCAGCAATAGCTAAAACAATTGTTGATGCTAAAGGCGATCTTATTGCAGGAACAGCAGCAGACACAGTTGCTCGTTTAGCATATTCAGGAACAAATGGCGATTTATTAACAGTTGATACAACAACAGCAACTGGATTAAAATGGGTTACACCTACTGCTAGTGCCACTCAAATGGCAATTTTTAGAGATGAAAAAACAACAGGAACTCATGGTGGAACATTTACATTAGGTGCTTGGCGAACAAGAGATATTAACGCCACTCAAGTTAATCAAATTACAGGTTCATCAATAGCAAGTAATCAAATAACATTACCTGCTGGAACTTTTTATATTGCTGCGGTTGCACCATGCGTAAATGTAGAAAAAAATCAAGCAAGATTTTACAACATAACTGATAGTGCTGTTGCAATTTTAGGTCAAAACAGTTACACAGAACCAGGATCAGTAGTTTCCGTAGGTGCAATTGTTGAAGGCGTAATTGTATTAACTAGTTCTAAAGTTTTTGAATTACAACATCAAAGCTCACAAACTGGAACTACTTATGGATTTGGTGTAAACAACAGTTTTGGAAATACATTAGTTTATGCAAATGTTACAATAACAAAGGTGGGTTAATATGGATGTAGCACTAGGAATTGAAGCATTATTACCAGCAGCAGAGTATTTTGGTAGCACTACTGCAAACACTAAAGCGTGTTTTGATGAACTTAATTGGCAAGATGAAAGACCTAAGCCAACTTGGAAACAAATTCAAGATGCTTACAATGCATTGCCTGATGAAGTTAAAAATCCACAATTTCCAAACCGCGCTGGCTAATGAAGGCTTGGTTATCTAAAGCTGCTGTTCAAATGCGTGAGCAGATTGACGACAGTTTTGCCGATAGATCACGCAAGTCGGATGGTTGGATCGGGAACGAAAAGCACCAAAACACTAAGAGCGATCACAACCCGTTGCCTAATACTGGTGAAGTTTGTGCTATCGATGTCGATGCCAAATTATGCGATCAGCCTGAAATGAGCATTTACTTAGCAGAACAAATTAGAGTTGCTGCAAAAATTGATAAACGAATTAGTTACATTATTCATGTTGGCAAAATTGCATCCCCCTTGCTTGGTTGGAAATGGCGCAAATACAGAGGCATAAATTCACACCACAAACATATTCACATTTCATTCAAAGCAAATCAAAAAGGCGAGTTCTTTAACATCCCACTACTAGGAGGCAAATAATGAAACTATCTAAGAAACACAAAGCAGCAATCAAGTCATATCTAAGAGCTGTTGCAGCTAGTGGTTTAACTGTCGTGTTGGCAATTGTTGCTGATATTCGACCAGAGTTTGCAATTCTTGCTGGTGCGCTAGTTGCACCATTGGCTAAAGCAATTGATCCAAGTTCCGGTAAAGAAGTAGATTATGGCGTTAATGCCAAATGACACCGAACGAATGGGTTGGTTTAAGCGTTGGCGTATGCGCCGTATTAACAAGTTTATTGCTGGTTCTGCGCTTCGTTATTAAATCATACCTGCAAGAACTTAAGCCTAATGGTGGCTCAAGCATGAAGGATCAATTAAACAGATTAGAGGCGCGTGTTGATGATCTGTTTATCTTAATTAGTAAGCGATAATTTATTTTATGGCGAACACACGAAAACCTATCAAACGCAAAAAGATCAATCGTCGCGTAGTTCGCCAAACTCCTGATCCAACAAAGATTGATGCGCATTACATTGCGTTGCACGAATGTTATAAAGCAGCTCGTAAAGCAGGATTTACACCAGAGCACGCATTCTGGTTAATGACCGAGCATAAGACTTTTCCTGATTGGGTCGTAGGCGATGGTGGGATTATTCCTTCCATAGATCCAACTGACGATGAGGATGACGATTAAGCGATATTTAGTTATCAGCGATCTTCAAATCCCATACCACCATGAACAAGCAGTCAAAAATGTTATTAAACTTGCAAGGCGTGAGAAATTTGACAGCGTTCTATGTGTTGGCGATGAGATTGACTTTCAAACCATTTCTAGATGGGCTGAGAAAACACCTTTGGCTTATCAGCAAAGTCTTGACCAAGATCGCACAGCTACTCAAGAGATCCTTTGGTCATTAACTGAGAATGCTAAAGAGGCTCATATTGTCCGCAGTAATCATACTGATCGCCTTTATAACACTCTTTTAAAAGTGCCGGGCTTAATCAGCCTTCCAGAATTACAATATGCAAAGTTTATGGATTTTGAGAATTTAGGAATTACATTTCATAAGACATTCTACGAATTTGAAAAGGGCTGGGTTTTGGCTCATGGCGATGAAGGCAATGCCAATCCAAATGCTGGAATGACTGCATTAAACCTTAGTCGCAAAACGGGCAAAAGTTGCGTTATTGGACACACGCACAGATTGGGCATGAGTGCCTATTCAGAGGGCATAGGAGGTCATTACAGACCTTTATATGGCATTGAGGTAGGAAACCTTATGAATAAGGCAAAAGCCTCTTACACGCGAACTGTAGCCAATTGGCAGATGGGTATCGCAATCCTTGAATGGAACGGAAAAAACATGACCCCAACTCTAATTCCGATTAACAAAGACGGAAGTTTCACAGCTCTTGGAAAGTCGTATGGGGCTTGAAACAGACTATAAGCACCGCACGATTGATGATCATATCGATGATCTTGAGGATATTGGCGTTATCTAATCGTTATAAAACACGCCGAAAGTAAATAACCGAAGGTCATTGCTTTAGGTCATACTTTATGTATGCACAGATCGCCTGTGTATATGTAGGGAGCGACATGATAGAAACAACAGCACCATGGATAGTGCTTTACAGCGTATTTGGTTATTTCATTGTTTGGGGAGTTTACTCAACAGTCAAAGATAATGCCTTTCAGTCAGGTTACTGGAAAGGTCGTAAAGACGGCTACGACATGCACCGCAGGATCACAGATAGCAAACTAGATCAAGTATTTGATTATGACAAAAACTGAAAGCTTGTTTGATGAGGTCATTACTACGATCCAACAGCGCGGAAGTGTCTATGGACATCCATACTATAACCACAAAAGAATTGCTGGCTTATGGTCTGCTTATCTCGATTTCCCAATCACACCACACCAAGCTGCTTTATGTATGGCGTTGGTCAAGGTTTCTAGGCTTAGTGAAACCCCAGATCATTACGACAGCATCAAAGACTTCATTGCCTATGGATCTGTCTATAAAACTGTGCTTGATGCAGTCAAAGATGAAAACTGGGAGGAATAACTAATGGCTTTCAATTTGGCAGATTATGAAGATGTGGCTACTTTGAACAAATGGTTTATATTAAATTTTCCGTCAGGGAGATCTGATATTTCAGTCATTAGCCATGATGCAGTTAATGGTTATATCTTGGTGCAAGCAACTTTGTGGCGAGATAGCAAAGATGAGCAACCATGCGTTTCTAACATTGCATTTGGTTCAAGAGAGAGTTACATCCAAAACATGAAAAAGTTTTATGTTGAGGATACAGCTACAAGCGCATTAGGTAGAGCAATTATTTTGCTAAAAGGATCAGACAAAACAGCTACAAAGGATGACATGAAAAAGGTGAATGATGAACCAATTAAAAACATTTATGGCAAAAGTGGCAATTCGCAGATTATTGAAATGGCACTCCGAAAGTCGTTTGCTGACGATGGTAAGCCAGCAAGCGAACCGACAACTTGGTCTGTCGGTGATGTTGCCGAAGCCTTATCAAGCAAACCTAAACAGCAAGAATGCACACATGGCTTGATGATATTAAAAGAAGGAACTGCTAAAACTGGTAAGCCATATTTTGGCTATGTTTGCAGCGCACCCAAAGGTGAGCAATGCAATGCTAAGTGGGCAGTTACAGCTGCAAATGGCAGTTGGTTCTTTAGAGAGGAGGAATAAATGGCTGACATGATAATGATTGATGGCTCTGGTCTAACTGCGACTTTCACAGATAACGGAGTTAGGGTCGAACCATCAACGATTGTTTGTGATACTTGCAACGATGACAGATTACTTCATGAGGGCGATCTGCTTCGATGCTATTCCTGTCATTCAATCAATCGAATTCCATAGTGCCAAATTACGAATACGCTTGTGATAGAGAGGG